AGAAACATTTCTCATTTCATTAGGGTTTAATTTTGTAGTATCAACCCCTTTCTTTTTAGCATAATTAATATTACTAACATTTTTTTCATTTCTATATTCAGTTAATTCTCTTTCAAATTTATCTCTTCTTTCTATTAAAGTTTGAGATTGTTTTCCTTTTTTTGCTTGTCTTGCTAAAGTTTTATTAATATTATCAATTCTTTTTTGTCCTGCTTTTTCTAAGTTACCAAATTTAGAAGATCTATTCATTCCATGAAATAAATTATTAGCTGGATCATAACTTCCATCCTTACCAACTATTCTACCTTGCATTGATCCTGAAGAAGTAACTATATTAAATTTATTTTTATTAAAAGCTGTCGTACCCTCACCTTCATTAACAGGTCTTCCAAGTTCTCTAGCTAATGCAATTATAGGTGAAAAAGTTTTAAATGCTGTATTAAGAGATTCTGAAAAAGTTTTTTTAGCAGCTGTAGTATTCATTTCACCTAATTCAACAGCACCTTCATCTATTGGTAATCCTAAATCAGGCCCACCTTTAGTTCTAGAACGACCTGGAAAAGGATCAGGACCAACACCTGTTTTTCTAATAGCTAAACTATCAGTTTCTGCTGGATCTGTTCTTATACCTAAACTATCTTTTGCCATTGGGAGATCTCTCCCAGTAGTTTCCATTGTTCCTAGTTGTTCAGCACCTATATCTCTTGCAGTTGTTGTAAACTCCCCTTCTTCTGGAAGTTCTGTACCTCTATCTATTGTAGCTTGATTAATTTGACCTCTAGTAAATGTTTGGCCATTAATTGTAATTCTAGTGTGTCTAGCTAATTTTCTCTTTTGACTTTCACTTAAATCATTAAGTGAAGGTACTTTACTCATATCCTCAGTTTGTTTAATACTAGGACTTGGTAAAGTTGTTTGTCTTTCAAATTGTTCTTGAGCTGTATCTGGTGAAAATACTCTTGAGTATGGATCTTCAACTTCTGGTGTTTTAATTGCAGTTTTATCTTCAGTTTCATCAAATGTTACCGCATCAAATCTATTACCTGATCTGTACATTTGATCTATCATACTGCCCCTACCTTTATCTACATTAACTCCTTGTAAATTACTACTAACATCTGTAGCTTGTTCAAATAAATCTTTTTCAAAACTAAGTGGCCCCTCATTATCTGGATCTGGTGCTCTAAATGCTAATTGAGTTTGATCTTGTATAGTATTTTGAGTTATATCTGTAGCTGTTTTAGGTTCATCAGCTACAGTAACTGTTGTAGCAGATGTAGAAAATTCAGGTAAAGATAAGCTAGTTATTTTTTTAAATCCTACAGTTTTAGTGCTATAGTTACCGTCAGCATCTTGTACTAATTGTAATGTGCCTGGTAGCACTCTGTCTATATCAAATGTTTTAGCCATTGTTTAATTTACTGTGTTTGTTCGCCTCTTGTAGGTTGAGTATTTGCCGCACTAAAGCCAGCTTCCCCTGGCATTGGTGCATTGCCTGTACCGATGTTGCCACCTCCAACTCCAGTTGGATCTGTTGGCGAAGCTCCCGTAGGTACTTCTCCAGCTGGTTCCATTTGACTTTGTCCTCCAGCAGCGGCTGTATTGTTTTGAGTTCCATTTACCATCCCCATTATTTGTGCATAGATC